AGATACAGAGCCAAATAAAAAGAAAAATCTTAATCTTAATTGCTCTACTTCTCTACCAACATTAATAAACGATCTAACAACTAATCCAGCACCTACACCGAGTAATGCTGATTGAACAGAAAAGATTGCACTTTTTAAATTTGTTAATCCAGCTCGAATACCATTAAAAGCAACTTTAGTTTTATCTTTTGCTAAAATATTTAATACTAAATTTTGTGATGCCATTATTTATGCCTTGCTTTAATCATTGCTTGTTCTTGTTCTTCTTGCTCCAATAATAAATAGCCTATCCAATGGTTGAATTCCCATTCTTCCATTTCTAAAACTTTTCTAATTGATATTTTTAACCTATCTGCGAGGATAATACAATTTTTTAATTGAGGATCAGATTTTAGTTTTTTTTTACTTGCTCTGGATTAGGTGTTTGTACCATAGCAGTAGCTATTCTTGACATCACATCAGAATCGACTTTGTGCATTAAAGCTAATTTATCTTCCAAAGTAAATAATTTGTTTCCGTCTTTGTCTAATGCTTTCATTACTAAAACGTCAGCTAAAATACTTACATCATTTAAATTGTCTGACTTTTTAAACAATTTATTTTTCTCAGCTAAAGTAATTGGACTCCAATAGATTACACTTGGATTACCAGCTTCATCTTTCCATTCTTCAATCTCCATTTGTTGAATACCTAAAGATTCAAAATGAGATTTAGCAGAGTCTATTAATTTCATACAGTATTAATATTTATTCATTATACAGTAGATTTAGTTAATGCCCCTGTTCCTTGAAAAGTAACACTTCTTGAAACAATTGCGTCCATACCATTTGTAATGTTCATACCAGTAACAATTCCTGTTCCTGTAAAACTTTGATCTCCAGCAGTATTACCCTCTGGAAGTAATACGAAAGATATTTCACTTCCTACTACTAAAGTTTCTTGTTGAGCATCGCCCTCATCATAGTTCATTTCTAAACTACCTGAAAACGAAGTTCTTCCTGTTAAAAATGATTTTGCCGCATCAGATAATTGTGTATCTTCAACTACATCTGCTGTTGTTTCTAAAGTGAATGAAGTAAGTTCACCGACTGCTGTGCCGCCTACTGTTACGACTCCTTCTTTTCCGTGGTGTGTTGCCATTTGCTTTTATCCTTTTTATTTTTTGGTTTTTCTTCTTTGTCTAGAGTATATCCAAGTTTGAAAAAACTATCAAGTTGTGTTTCATTAATTTTGATAGAATATTCTCCTTTAAACAATTTTATATCTTTAGCCATAATTTTTACTTTTATTCTTTTTCTTCGTCCTCGTCAATATCTTCTTCAAAATCTTCTTCATTAAAATGTTCATCATCTTCAAATTCATCTAAAGCACCATCATCATATTCTCTATGCTTTTCTAATAATTCTGTAATACTTTGACATAACAAAGAAACTTTATCTGTTAATTTTTCTATTTCTTCTATTTTTTTTTCTATTTTATCTAAATTTTTATCAGCCATAAATTATCCTATGGAGTTCCGCTATCGTGTTCATACATAACTCTAACAACCATACTGATAGCACCGTATGGAAATAAAGTTCCAGCATCAGTTTCAATACTTAAAACTTGTGTATCTAATGCGTTGCTGTTTCTTGTTATATCAGTTTCTAAAGCTGTTTCAATAGCACTGATTAAAGCATTTCTTGCAGTATCTATATTTGATTCTGCACCTTTTGTGTAGCCTGTAATTAAAAAATCTAAATTAGAAATCCTTGTTGCACTACCGCTACCTAATTCTTGATCTTCTTTTGTTTCTTCTTGTGTTTGCACTAAGATTGCTGGATATTGTGCTTCTGATAATTCGTCTAGCGGGAATGGTTGTCTTGTAACTTTTTTAACTGCTGGACTCGATATAGCCGCTAATGTTGTTGCGATATTACTTGCTATGTTTTCTCTCTTGCTCATATTTTAAATTGTTTCATTTTGCTTTCTACAAATTTAGCAAACGCTTTCTGTATAACCTTTTCTGTCTTATCATTAAAGCCAAAAAATTTACGAATAGGCAAATTGCCTTGTCCTGTTTGATGCCAATATGCTTTTTTAGCTTCTGTTTGGCTTCTAAAATAAACTTGTGATTTATATTTTGATCTTATTTTTGAGTCTATTGATTGAAGCATTCGATTAGTATCTTGTAAATTTACAGTAGTCTTTCCTTTTTCCTGAGAATACATAAAGCTGTAAGGTGCAAACCTAGCACCAAAAATATCAAAGCCTCTATCAGTTCTGTCTAAGATTATTTCTTTTAATTGAATACCAGCTCTTTGTACACCTTGTGTAATAAAACTAGGAAATTTAGAAAAAAATTTATCGTATCTTTGTTTAACTAATTTTAAATTGGAATCGATTTTAATGTCAATCATTATCTGATTAATCTTCTATAACCGTGCAAAGATTCTCTCTCATTAGCAACAATAGTTTGATTTGCGTCAGTATCGTATTCTACTCCATCTTCTAGTATAAATTTGAATTCCTTATTATATTCACTCATATAATATTCTGCCATTCTTTCAAATCTATCTTTCTCTGCTTCTGGTCTAAACTTAGATAAAGCTGGTGCTAAAAATCTTCCAATAAATAAATAAACTCCTGCTCTTTCGAATTGGTCTAAATTAACTTTTGTATTAACCATTTCAGGAGTATTTAAAACTGTAATGTCTGTGAAAATATTTGTTTTATAAACTGGCCACCATTCAATTCTTAATTGTCTAAGAATATCATTTGTAGTTTGTGCAAAAAAATTAACTGCCTCTGTATCTGTTGAAGCAATACCAAAGCTAAATGCGTCTGGCTGATATTTAGTAACATCTGCCGAAGTAATTACATCTGCCCCAGTATAATTAGCCATTAAATTTTCCTACAATATAATTATAAATCTTTTTTAGTTTCTTTTTTAGTTCTTTTAACATTTCTTTTTACCTTTGGTTTTATTTCAACTACGTTTTCTGATTTTACATTATCCTTTACTAATTTAAAACCTCTAAAATCATATTTTGCTTTATTGATTTTATAATCAACATAAGGTCTTATAATAGTTTTATTACCTCTTTGTAATTTTACTGTTTGTTGTTTTTCTTCAATTATTTTTACCATTTTATTTCCCTGTTAGTCTCGTGGGGTATTTCTACCCCACAAGAAATTATCTATTATTGAATAGATGAGTCATAGTGCAATTCAACACCATAAGAGTCGTGTAATTCACCAACTCCGTATACTGCTGTTGCAACAATTTCATCTGCTCTTAGAGAAGCGTCTCTTTGAGTTTCAACTTTGATGTCTTGCATTGTAGCGATAGCTAATGCGTCTCTATGCATTGCCGCACCTTTGTAGTCTCCAGCTGTTCCTGTATTTGACATATTTGCTGATTCAAATATAGGCATTCCAGCTAATCTTCCTACAAAACCTTGTCTTAATGCTTCGTTTGCTAATTCATTACCATTTGCATTTGCAAAAGTATTAGTCAAATTCGCTTTAAGATCGTAAGCTATTTTAGGGTGTAAGACAACTGCACACTCACTAATAGGAAGTGAATTACTTCTTAATGTAGAAAGTGCGTTAAAGATTACAGACGCAGAAATTGCAGTAGTTCCGTCTCCTATTGCAGTAGAGAAACCATCAAATAATGCGATTAAATCTGTGTCTTGTTTTTTAGCAATTGCTTCTCCAAACAATCTACCAATATCTGCCGCTACGTTTCTTGGAGCCGCATTTCTTGCTAGGTCTGTTAGAGTTGTCATTATTCCGACCTCAGAAGCAGTAATTGTTACTGAGCTAGGGTCGATTGCTGTGTTTGATAAGTCAGTTGCTTCACTAACCGCTGCCGCAGATACTGCTGAATAAATTGGTACTTCTACCGCTTTACCGCCACCTGAGATCGTGTAATTTCTTACAAGATTTCTCATAATGGATTGTTCTGAAGCAACGAATTGAGCTTCTGCTACTATCTCTGTATATAGTTCCGATAGTGTAGAACTTGTGCTTTCGTTTGCCATTTGTTTTGTCCTTTATATTTTATTTGTTTAAATTAATTTCTATCGCCCCAGAATCTCTTTTCTTACGATATTCCGCATAAGCCTTTTTTCCCTCTGGTGTTGATAGGTCTATATCCTGAATTTTAAAAGGTCTTACAGTTTTACCCTCAATGCTACTCTGGCTCCCTGTACCAGACTTAGACCCTTTCGAGAAATGTGGGTTAGCATCTAAAAACTCTTTAACTTTTTCATCAATTGTTAAAAGTTCTCCAGCAGAATTATATCTTACATTTGCATTATTATCAAGTATCTCAATTCTGTTGTCGTCACTTAATCTAATTCCTGATTTAATCAATTCAACAACTTGTTGCGGATTAATAGCATTTAACTTTGAAGCAACAGATAATACTGAATTATCAATTCTTTCTTTCTTGATAACTTCTTTTATCTTTCCAATTTCTGCATCTTTCTCAGCTATTCTTTGTTGCATAATTTTTTCAAGTTCTTGTTTTGTTTTAGCCTCTTTCATTTCTTTTTCTTTTAATGCATCGGCTTCTTGTTTTTTAATAGCTTCTAACTCTTTCTCGTGCTTTCTTTTTTCAGCTTCTAATCTTGATTTGATTATATTGTCTAATTGCTGTTGATTGAAAGTAAGAGTTTTAGCTTCTTGACTTTGTGTTTCTTGTTTTGTTTCTGTTTGATTTACTGTTTCTTGTGAAACAGCATTAGCTTCAACATTTGTTTCAGCTTGTTTAGGTGCTTCTGACATTTTTACTCCTTTGTTACTCTGTTATTAGATCTCCGTTTTCATCGAACCAATCTGGATCGACAAAACTCCATTGATGTCTGCAGTTATAGCCACCACGAACAATAAAAGGGTCTCCAGCTTTTTTGCCTGTCCAATTATTATTTGCCCATAGTTCTCTAACCTCATCAATCGTAAATAGCCCTGATTTTCTTTTATCATACTTTCCGTTTCTTACAAGCCTACAAAACTCTCTAGTTGTAGGTATATTTGACCCTTGGTATCTAACATAAGTAAGCCCAGCTTCTATTGCTTTACCTATATTTAATTGAGCATCAAATTCTCTCAACCCATCGTTTAATATTTGCCCAGCATATCGTTTCATATTTTCCCCAGCACGATCTCTAGCAAATTTAGATTGCAAGGTTTGTAAGTTCTTATCTAATTTAGCCTCTAAGGCTTTTCCTGATTCTGTATTTCTATTAGTCTTTGCTAATTTAACTTCATCTTTTTTAATTTCTTGTATTAATCTATTTGCCTCTTTGTCATCAGAAGAAGCATAGATACCATTTATGGTTTGTCTTAATTCTTTTTCTAATTCTGTAAATTCAACACTTGTTAAAGTAGATTGATATATTTTTTCAGATATTCTTCTAGTAAATGTATTTGAAACGTCTTTGAATTGTGTAAAGGTTTGATTTTTTAAATTTTGAATTAATATTAAATCAGGTTCAGTTAATTGTTGAAAT